AGGTGCTCCCACTGCCAACGATAACTTCCAGCAAGGAGCAGACTACTACTCCTCTGATGGATGGAATCCTCCATCATCTGGTACTTCAGGCCAGATAGATATTATTGGTTCCGCTCTACCAAGTATGAACTCTAATAGATACGTAGTTGAACACCAAAGGTCGTTCGTATTAGGTCCAAAACCACGTGTCATCTCATCCACATCCAACGTTATAAGACCATATGTACCCGCAGTCGAATCCACCCCTGAGGCACGTGATTACTATGAATGCAAATTCAAAATCAATTATGGTGGCGTTAAAGTAATGGCACCAAATGATAACACTGCATCTGCCAACAAAGAAGCTTCGCAAACAATCATGGATATTCAGTATAAGAACATACGCTCAGATATTTTACGCTGGGTAGTTCTATTCGCAGATACATCCCAAATAGAGGGAGGCACCGATTTCGGCAACCCTGTATATACACTTCGTTCAACAATTAAATCCCGCGTACCAGCATAACACCGGCGTCGCAGACATCTGTATCCACCGTTTTATTGATAGGAGTACCGTAGGTACGAGTTCGAAATATAATATAAATCCTTGATTTATATTATATGAGCAGGCCGTCCAGGAATCTGCGAGGAGTGCTCGCACGAGCTAGAGACGTTAAGACGGAGCGATATCGCGAACAGATCTTTGATCTGTCTAAGCGCTAGTCGCCCCACAACGTTTTATAAACCTTTTGCAAACCATGGTGCTTCATCATTGTCATCATCGGGTTTAAAAATATATTCATTATCTTCATCTGAGTCGATATTTACTATTTTCCATCTATCCATGCTACACTTAAAGGTATCGGGCGGTTGATTAGCAAACACAATCAAATGTGGGCAATTACCACATACCATACCTCCTTCGTATTTTCCACTATAAAAATACATGTCTTTAATATTTTCGAGCGCTTCATAACTAACATAATCGACATTATGACTTCTTGGAATTGGAAATACAACCAATTCAGGAGTCTGTCCATTTTCCTTCATGTAATTCACCACTCCATTTCTTACGTCATTTCCCTTACCAGATAGAGCGATAGCGCCATATTTCACTGTAAGATATTTACAGAATGAGGTCTTACCTACTAACCCTGAGTTTGACCAATACCAATATATACTTCTCTCATCCGGTTCTTTATTAACGATGTCTATGATTTCTTTCTCCCACTCATATAACGAATCGTCATTAATAATCTTAATTTCTTTCGGTAGTTTAAAACCACCCTGCATCCACACTTTCTCATCCTTTGAACAGTAGATAAAGTTTTCTGTTTTGGTTCCATTTGCTTTCTCCCAATGTATTCTAGTAAGGGGTATTTTGCTTAGAGGTCTCACTTTCGCTTTAAATTCAAGATAACCTTGAAGATGTGGTGTCCCTGATTCACCAACTTCTTCTGCAACAATATACACATTACAAATCTCTGGAACTATGGAACTAATTACTTCCTTTTCACTGTCCAAATAATTATTTAAAGTAAAACACCACCTCTTAGATGGTGATACTTGCTTTTTTTTAGCTGGAGGACTTAGACTACTATTACCTAAGTCCCCAACGCACTGTTTGGCACTATTTTTCATTATTCTATAATATAATTGTCATATTTTTAAGTACTTTTCCAAAACTACTTAAAGACTATTTTCTTATAATAAAAATATAAATGCCCCCTAACTACAAAAAGAAAGATGCTCCCCGTAAAGTTGCCCGTAAGGCAAAGACACGTAAAGGCAAGCATGCTCAATCTAAACAGATCATTTCATTAGCAAAATCAATTTCATACATTAAAGATGAACTTAGAGATCACTCCGTCCCATTAACTTGGGAAAATAATTTACAGCAAACTGCGCTATGTCGCAATGCTTTTTTAGGAAATCCTAATGCATCTCCATATAACAAGTCGTCCAATGTGGTAGTAATTCCATTAACTAGTGTCGGAGACCCAGAACTGGGTGCAATTCCGAACACACAAGTTGGTGCTTCATTCCCGAGTTTGGTAGGTGGTGCAGCGCACACACCTGTCCAACCGTTCGGTCGTGATATTGGTGATACCAATCAACCTCATGTAGGTGCTTCATGGATGAAGTTATACAACCAACACGTCCATATGTGCTTTCGACAAAATGATTTAAAACTCCCTGTTAGATATAAACTATTCGTAGTTCGTCTAGCAAAACCTGAAGACGGCTCATCCTTAGATAGTCAGTTATTAGCAGTACGTCGTAATATCGACGGTATTGCACTTACAGGTGCTCCCACTGCCAACGATAACTTCCAGCAAGGAGCAGACTACTACTCCTCTGATGGATGGAATCCTCCATCATCTGGTACTTCAGGCCAGATAGATATTATTGGTTCCGCTCTACCA